GCACGCTTGGCGGCGTGTGGTCCGGCGTCCTCGGCGCCGCGATCCTGCTCATCGCGAATCAACCGCCCACGGTCAACACCGGCGACAAGATCAACGTGATCACGCCAGCGGGCGAGCCGAACAAGACCATCGCGGTCTGATGCCGGCTCTGGCATTCGTGGTCGCGCTCATCGTCGCGCTGGTCGAGGAGTTCCAGGCGCACGGTCGATCGCTCATCGGATGGGCGGTCGTGCTCGTCTGCATCGGCCTCCTCTGGGGCTCGTTGCAGGGACTCCTCGGCTAGGCCCTCCGAGACCCCATGGCCGGGAACGAGGCGCGGCAGCCCGAAGGCGATCTTGCGGGCGGTCGCGCCGCTCCTTCCGTTCCCGGCCGACCCTCCAGCGGCTATCCCGTGCCCGACCTGAGAAGGAGAGCGTCCCATGGCCAATGACTACGACACGACGGCCAGGAACGTGATGCTCGACGCGCTGGCGGCAGTCGCCACACGCGTCGCGCTTCACTCCGGGGATCCCGGTGCAGCCAACGCGGCCGACAACGAGCTCACCGGCGGGAGCCCGGCATACGCCCGCAAGGCGATCGCCTGGAATGCCGCGACGGGCGGCGCGATCGACGACAGCACCGCCCCTGTCTTCGACGTGCCCGCCGGCGCGACCGTCAGCTGGATCTCGATCTGGAACACGGCGGGCACCGTCCGCTACCTCAAGAAGAACGTCACCGACGAGGTCTTCGGGGCCCAGGGCACGTACACCCTGACAGACGTCGACCTCGACCTCAACGACGCGTAGGCCCGAATGGCGATCAGCCTCAAGGCGGCTGGCACCTGGGCAGCGCTCACGGCGGATGGTGCCGTGAGCATCCCGGGCTCGCCCGCCGCGGGCGATCGCATGTACCTGTTCGCATCCTGGAAGGACTTCTCGATCACCGCTCAGGTCTCGGGCTGGACCGAGATCACCGAGTTCGCCGACGGCGCTGTCGGGCAGGGCAACGGCACCGGCTCGATGAAGGTCGGCGCCTGGTACCGCGATTGGCAGTCGGGCGACGGCAACCCGACGCTCGACTTCAGCGCGAGCCCGAACATCGCGGGTGCCGTCATCCAGGTCTGGCAGAAGGGCGCTGCGGAGAGCTGGAACGCACCGCTCTTCGCCACGGCCGCGTGGCCGTCGCAATCGACCGGTACCGTCGCGGCCAGCGGGACGACCGCTGTGGCGTCCGGGGCAACGGTCATGGCGCTCATCGGTATCCGCGACGACTCGACGCTGTTCACCCGCCTCGGAGCGACGGGCATCGATGTGGCCTCGGGGATCACGTGGAATGGCGACTATCAGGAGAGCCCCGCGACGCACTTGACGACCACCACAGCGAACGATATGGCGGCAGACCTCGGCTACCGCCTCGTGACCACCGGGGGGACGGTGACGCTGCGGGTCACGGCCACCCTCACAGCAGCAGAGACCGGCGCGATTCTGTGGGTCCACCAGAGCGTCTTCACGCCCGAGACGCACAGCGGGGCTGCGACCGGGACGGGTGGCGGCGTGGCGACCTCGACCGGACGCAAGGCCGGCGCATCCACGGCAACAGCGACCGGCGGTGGCGTCGCGACAACGTCGGCCCGGAAGGCCGCAGCGGCCCCGGCCATGGGCGCCGGCGGCGGTGTCGCGGCCGCCAGCGCGACCACAGCCCGGGCCGCGAGTGCAACTGCGACGGGCGCGGGAATCGCGTCGCTCTCGGCGGTCGCCGGCCGAGCGACGGCGGTCGGCGCTACCGGCGCCGGCACCGTCTCGTACGCGTACGAGGTCTCGTCGGTCGAGGAATATGAGGGCAGCCTCACTGCGACGGGCGGTGGCGTCATCTCTCTCTCTGCCATGGCTGCCCGCGGATCCGGCGTGACGGCGACCGCTGGCGGGCAGGCGACCGTCGTTGCTGTTGCGGCCCGATCGGGCGACGTCGTCGCCAGCGCCGGCGGATCCGCGACGCTGTCGGGCTCGAGCGCGCGGGCCGGGGCTGCGGTCGTGACCGGCGCGGGCCAGGCATCGGCGTCGATCGAGTCGGCCCGGCTGGCGGCCGCGCTCATGTCCGGAGGCGGTGTGCTCACGACCGCCCAGGCAACGGCACGCCTCGCCGCGGCAGCCGGGACGGGCGGGGGCGAGGCACACGTCAGTGGCTCGTCGCTCGAGGCTCGCAGCGGGTCGGTTGCAGCCACCGGCGGCGGGATCGCGTCGATCGAGGCCGTGACGGCGCGGCTGGTCGCTGCCCTCGCCTCGGGCGCCGGTGGCGCGACGTTCCTCTGGTCAGGCGCGCACGTCGGAGCGCTCAGCGGGACGGGAGCCGGCCAGGCGTCCGTCGGGGCGCCCGAGCTGTCGCTCAAGCGTGCTCAAATCGGCCTTGTGTACACACCTGCCGCGGCGGTGCTCATTGCCCAGGCTGGCACGCTTGAACTCAAGGTCCAGTGATGCCGACGGTCCTCCGGATGTACCGGGGTGACGATCGGACGTTCGTGTTGACGCTGACGGCCGATGGTGCGCCGATGGACCTTTCAGCGGCCACCATTCGGTTCACGGCCAGGCGCCGGATCACTGACGAGCCACTGATCGAGCTCACGCTGGGGACGGGCATCGCTCTGGTAACCGATGGCACGGATGGCCAGATCGCGCTGTCGATCGCGAGGGCAGTCACCGAGCCGTTCGAAGGGCGAGTCGACTTCGTGTGGGACCTGGAGATCACCAGCGGGGACGTCGTGCGGACGTGGCCGGAATCGTCGGCAGGCGCACCCGAGCTCGGCCGACTTCAGGTGCTGGTTGATGCCAGCCGTCCGGTCGTCGCATGACACTCGCGATGCCATCGCTCGACTTGACCCCGCGGCAGCGTCGCGTGGTCGAACTTCGTCTGCGGCGATTGGGTCGGCGTGAAATCGCGGGGCTGCTCGGGATCAGTCCCGACACGGTGCGTGCTCATCTCGATGACGCACGGCGCCATAACGGCCTGCAGGACGAGCTCGAGCTCCTCCTTCAGGCCGACCGTCAGTGGCGAGGCTCGCGATGAGCTGGCGTCGTTCGCCGCTCCCCCGGGATTGGCCAGAGCGCAGGCAGCGGGTGCTCGCCCGGGACCGTCGACGCTGCAGGATCCGAGGTCCGCGGTGCATCGGCCGCGCCACCGAAGTCGACCACGTGGGCGCCGACGATGACCACCGGGACGCCAATCTCCGCGCGGCCTGCGGGCCGTGCCATCGCTCTCGATCAGCCAGTCAGGCAAGGGCAGCTCAGGCGCGGGCGCGACGACCGCTTGAGCGGCATCCGGGCCTGGGGGAGGACCCCTCCCCCGGAGAGTGGCCCCCGACCCGTGCACCCGTTTGACACGATGTACGCCTCTGGGGAATTTTCGTTTTGCCGCGATTCGGTGCAATCCTGAATGGCCGGATCCGGGCGGGCTGCCAGCCCCAACGCTCGCCGGCGCAATGCACGGCCCGAATTCCGACGCCTCCCTGCCGCCGGCCGCCAAGGCGATCCGCCGGCGTGGCCGCTCGGCCGGCCGACGAAGGCCGAGCAGTCGCTCTGGGCCCAGCTGTGGGCCAGTCCACAGGCGGTCGTCTGGGAGGAGCTCGGCTGGATCCGTGTCGTGGCGCGGTACACGCGCACGACCGTCACGGCCGAAGAGCCGCTCACCTCGCGCAAATGGCTCACGCTCGGAATCAAGCCGACGGCCGTCACGCAGCTGATGGCCGAGGCTCGCCAGCTGGAGGACCGACTCGGGCTCAACCCGAAGGCCATGAAGACGCTCGGCTGGGAAGTCAGTGGCGCGACCGCCGTGGAGGACACGGGTGACGCTCCAGTCGTCGACATCGACAGCTTCCGCGCCCGGGTCAGCTGAGTCCGAGGACCTTCTGCCGGGGTACTGCATCGAACCCGGCAGTGGCGCCTGGCTCACCCTCCCGCCATTCCCCGTTGGCGACCTGCCGACGATCGGCTACGACATCGTCTGGTGGATCGAGGGCAAGGGGCCTTGGGCCGACTTGCCGCCGCCGACGCACCACCTGACGGGCGACCGCATCGAGCTCCGGCCCGGGCAGGTCAACCTCATTCTGTGGTGGTACGCGCTCGCCGACACGGCGACGCCGGAGCACCCGGTCTGGCGCTATCGCTCCGGCGTGAAGCGCGGCGCCAAGGGCACCGGCAAGGATCCGCTGCTCGCCGTGCTCGCCCTCGCCGAGCTGTGCGGGCCAGCCTGGCCGATCTGGCGTCAGGGCCGCTGGACGGGCGAGCCCCATCGGCTCGCGCTCGTCCAGATTGGTGCCAACAGCGCAGACCAGGCGCGGGATCCGCTCAAGGTCGCGAACGCGATGGTTGATCGGAACATGGCGGCCGAGTACGGCTTCGACAAGGGCATCCTCCGGACCCAGCTCCGCGATGGCGGGCGGATCGAGGTCCTCACGACGTCGGAGGCCTCCACCGAGGGCGATCCCGCGACCGCGATCTTCCTCAACGAGACGCACCACATGAAGAGCACCAACGGCGGCGACCTGCTCGCCAGCGTCGCCCGGCGCAACGTCGGCAAGTCGCCCGGCGGCATGGCCCGGATCCTTGAGCTCACGAACGCCCACATGCCGGGTGAGGATTCGGTCGCCGAGCAGAGCTACGACGCCTGGCAGGCGCAGGTGTCGGGCAAGACCCGCCGCGTCGACATCCTCTACGACAGCCGCGAGGCGCCGCCGCACCTGTCGCTCCAGGACGAGGCGCAGCTGATGGCCGGGCTCGCCGCGGCGTACGCCGATTCGCCCTGGAGCGATCTCGACCGGATCGCCGGCGAGGCCCAGGACCTCCGGACGCCGATCGCGGACAGCATCCGGTACTACTTCAGCAGCCTGCCGACCGCGGCCACGGCCTGGGCGGACCCACGAAAGTTCGACGCGCTCGCACGCCCGAGCACCGTCGTCGAAGCGACCGACGGCATCGCCCTCTTCCTCGACTGCTCGAAGAGCCGGGATGCCACGACCCTCGTCGGCGCCCGGATCGACGACGGCCACGTCATCGCCCTGGGTGTCTGGCAGCGGCCACACGGCGCTCGCGAGTGGCAGGTGCCCCGCGAGGAGGTCGACACGGCGGTGCGGGCCGTCTTCGCGATCCACGACGTGCAGTGGTTCGGGGTGGACCCGAGCCCGGCGGTCGAGGATGAGAGCGAGACGAGCTACTGGGCGCCGTTGGTCGACGCCTGGCACCGCGACTTTCGCGACACGGTCCTGCTGTGGGCAACGCCGGGGCTCAAGGGCTCGGCCGTGTCGTTCGATCTGCGCCAGCATCTCCCGGGCGGTCGCGAGCGGCTGCGCGCGTTCACGTCCGAGGCCGAGCAAACGGCCGACGCGATCGACGAGGGGACGCTCACCTGGGACGGCGACCCGGTCCTGCGGCTCCACGTCCACAACGCGAGGCGCCGGCCCAACCAGTTCGGCGTGAGCCTCGGCAAGAGGAGCCGCGATTCGACGCAGCTCGTGGACTACGCGGTCTCGATGGTCGGCGCGCGGCTCGGCCAGCGGCTGGTGCTGAACAGCGGCAAGGTCCGCAAGCGCAAGACGGGCCGGGCGGCGTTCTAGGGCGGAACCTCCCCAACTCGGGAATACCCAACGGCCGTCGGGGGACCGTGGAATACGCGCATGGCGCTCACCCCGGAGCAGGCGATTGCGCATGCCCGTGAGATCCACGAGCAGCGTGAGGCCGAGCGCCGCCGCCTCGACGAGGTCCGCCGCTACTGGATGGGCCGCCAGAAGCTGCCGGCAGTCATCCCGTCCGCATCACCCGACGAGGTCCGACTTCTCGCCCGGATGAGCCGCGTGAACGTCATCGGCATCGTCGTCGAGAGCCTCGCCCAGAGCCTCGCCGTAGAGGGCTTCCGCGCGGAACGCGAGGCCGACAACGTCGATGTCTGGGACGTGTGGCAGCGCAACAAGCTCGACGCTCGCCAGTCGATCATCCACCGCTCGGTCCTCGCCTACGGCGTCGCGTACTCGGTCGTGACGCCCGGGCGGCCCGTGCCCGTCGTTCGAGGGCTCTCGCCGCGGCGCCTGACGACGCTCTACGAGAGCAGCGACGCGGACTGGCCGGCCTTCGCGCTTGAGTGGCGCGCACGCAAGGCCTGGCGGCTGTACGACGCCGACGCCGTGTACGAGCTGACGGGCGAGGGTGGGACGTTCGAGTTCGAGTCCGTCGCCACCCACAACGCCGGCGCGACGCCCGTCGTCCGCTACCTCGAGATCCAGGACCCCGACTGGGACGACGAACCCTTGACTGAGGCCTACGTCGGCGCGTACGCCCAGGACCGCCAGGTCATCGGCCAGGTCGCGCCGCTGATGACGATCCAGGACCAGATCGATCTCATCACCTTCAACCTGCTCGTCGCCCAGCACTACGCCGCGTTCCGGCAGCGGTTCGTCATCGGCTGGCTCGCGCCGGACGAGCAGACGCGCATGAAGATGGGTGCTTCGACCTGGCTGACGTTCGAGGACTCGCCCGACCAGGTGAAGGTCGGCGATCTCGAGGCGACACCGCTCGACGGGTACCTCAAGAGCCGCGAGTCGAGCTTCCGGCAGGGCGCCTCGCTGTCGCAGACGCCGGCGCACGAGCTGATCGGCGAGCTCGTCAACCTCTCGGCCGAGGCCCTCGCCGCCGCGGAGGCCGGGCGGGATCGCAAGGTCGCCGACCGGCAGACGACGATCGGCGAGAGCCACGAGCAGACGCTGATCCTCGCCGGGCGCATGGCCGGGATCGCTGTGCCCGAGGACGCCCAGGTCGTCTGGCGCGACACGTCGGCCCGGAGCTTCGCCGCGACGATCGACGGGCTCGGCAAGGCAGCCACGATGCTCGGCATCCCGGCCGACGAGCTCTGGGAGCGGATCCCGGGCGTCAGCCAGCAGGACGTCGTGCGCTGGCGCAAGCGCGCCCAGGATCGCGCCGCAGCGGCCGCCGGGATCACGGTGCCGACCGCGACGAACGGCAAGGTCCCGGTACCGGCATGAGCGCGATCGCCGTCCACCACACGCCGACCACGGACCGGCCCTGGGACGGGCCCGCGGCGACAGCCGCGGCCCCTGCCAGCCGGGCCGTGCTCCGGTACATGCACGCCTGGGTCGATCCCACAGGCGATCCCGACACCAAGGCCGCGTATGCGTTGCCGCATCACGGGCCGCGGTCGGGAGCGCCGGCGGTCCTGCCCGGGGTGCGCAATGCGCTCGCGCGGCTCCCGCAGTCGCGCATCCCGGCGGCCGACAGGCCCGCCGTGGAGTCGCACCTGCGGGCGCACCTCGAGGACGCGGAGTGATTCCCATCGCCAGCCGTGATGGCTGGACCAACAGGAGGTCGTGATGACCGGTAAAACGGGCGTGACGCCCGAGCAGAAGCCAACGGGCGAGACGCCCAACGACGACGCGGGCGAGACGCCCACCGATGAAGAGCAGCACGACGATCTCGCGGGACTGCGCGATGCGCTCGCGAAGGAGCGGACTGCTCGGCGCAGGTTCGAGGCGGAAGCGAAGAAGAACGCGACCGCCGCGGAGCGACTCGCCGAGGCCGAGAACGCCGACAAGTCCGAGGTCCAGCGCGCCACCGACAAGGCGGCCGCGGCCGAGGCCCGGGCGAAGGCAGCCGAGCTCCGGGCCGACAGGCTCGAGATCGCGGCCTCCAAGGGTATCCCGCCCTCGCTGGCCGGACGGCTCATGGGCGAGACCCGCGAGGAGCTCGAGGCCGATGCCGACGAGTTGCTCAAGGTGATGAAGCCGGGCGAGGGCGGTGACACGGCGGACAAGGGCGCGAGCCCGAACGGCGCCGGCGACAGCCGCGCCCGGCCGAAGGAGAGCCTCCGCTCAGGAGCCGCTCCTCAGGCCGAGCCCGAGGAAAACGATCCAACCAAGCTCGCGGCACTCATTCCGCGAGGCTAGATAAGGAGCCACCGCGATGCCCTTCCTGACCGCCGAGCGGATCGTCAGCACAGCGCTCGGCCTGCTCACCCGCGAGAGCGCTCTGCCGCGCACCGTCTGGCGCGACCCGGTCGGTGACTTCGCGGGCGCCAAGAACGACACGATCAGCGTCCGTCTGCCGGCCTACGCACCGGCCCGGACGCGCGACCTGCGCTCGGGTGCCGCCCGGACGAAGGACACGCTCAACGAGCGCAAGGTCGACCTCACGCTCGACACCGACATCTACAAGGACGTCGGCATCACCGACGAGCAGATGAACCTCGACATCGCCAACTTCGGCGTCCAGGTGCTCAATCCGATCACCGCGGGCATCGTCGAGGAGATCACCAGCCAGCTCGCGGCGGAGATGGCGGCGGCCACCTACGCCCGCTCGATCGCCTTCACCTACGCGACCGACGATGCCTGGACGGACCTGATCCTCCCGGCGCGCGAGTACCTCAACAAGGCGCATGTCCCGGCTGGCGACCGCTTCATCGCGGTCGGTGCCGCGATCGAGACGGCGCTTCTGTCGACGGATCTGTTCGTCAAGGCGAACGAGTCGGGCGGCACCAGCGCGCTCGAGGACGCGACCGTCGGGCGCAAGGCCGGCTTCACGATCGTGACCGCGCCGGAGCTCGCCCCGGACGAGGCGTACGCCTACCACCGGACCGCCTACGCCATGAGCAACAAGGCGCCAGCGGTCCCGGCCGGCGTGGCCTTCGGGGCGATGCGCTCACTGGGTGGCTTCGCCATGCGGATGGTCCGCGGCTTCGACCTCGACACGGTCGAGGATCGGACGATCTTCGACAGCTGGCTCGGCGTCACCGCCGTGACCGACGAGGGCTACTTCGACGCCAACGGCGTCTGGGTGCCTTCGCAGGGCGTCCTCGGCGACGAGATCACCATCCAGACCTCCGCGGCCGCGGACGACATCATCGACGCCACGGCCCACGGCTTTGTGGCCGGCGACGCCATCGTGTTCGACGGTCTGACGGGTGGCGCCGGCATCGTCGAGGGGCAGGTCTACTACGTCATCGCGGCCAGCCTGACCGTGGACGATTTCCAGTTCAGCGCGATCCCGGGCGGCGCGGCAGTCAACTTCACCACGGACGTCACGGCCGGGACCGTTCGGGCGAACGGCGACGTCCAGCTCGTCCGCGCCGTGAAGATCACCGGCTCCTGAGCCTGGGGCGGAGGGCGGTCTCTCCGGGGGGCCGCCCTCCGCGCCTCTGCCTGCACACGGAGATCGATCGAATGCCAGAGTTCATCTACGAAGGCCAGAGCCACAGCCTCCGGGTCTCGGGCCGGACGTTGCTCCGCGGCCGACCGACCCCACTCGAGGGCCTGGCAGCCGAGAACGCGGCTGCCTATGCGGCCAAGCATCCCGAGCTCCGCGAGCTCGCGGGCTCGGACGTCACCGGTAAGGCCGGCAGCTCGAACCCACTCGCCGAGCGCCAGGCGCTCGTCGCCCGGGCGAAGGAGCTCGGCATCCCGGCCAAGGGAAAGAGCGTCGAGCTCGCTGCGGCAATCGCAGCGGCCGAGGCCGCCGGCTGAGCGCGGGCACGCCTGAATGGCCGATCTCATCACCGTCGAGCAGCTCGAGGCCAGGCTCGCGACCGAGTTCAGCGGCACGGACCTGGCGCAGGCCGAGGCGTATATCAGCGACGCCTCGGCGATCGTCATCCACGTCGCCGGCACGGACTTCGCGGACGGCACACCCGGCGTGATCGTCGGCGTCGTCGCCCAGATGGTGCGGCGCGCCCTCGACAACCCGGGCGAGCTGACCGGTGAGCAGATCGGCGCCTACGGCTGGCAGAACCAGCACGCGGGCAGCCCATCCGGCGGGGCGATCTACGTCACCCGCGCGGAACGCAAGCTCATCCGGGAGGCCGCTGACCGTCCCGCCGTGGTCACGATCTCGGGCGACACCGGGCTCACCGATCCCGTCGAGGACGTGGCGCTGTGAGCTTTCGGTCACAGCTCGTCCATAGCCTCGCGCTCGTCGCGCCGACCGACGCGGGCACGATCGATGCCGACGGCCAGCCGGTCGCTGGCGACCCGATCGTTACCGCCGTGCCTGGGCTCATCCAGCCGCAGTCGGTCCTCGCCCGGGCCCGCGACCGCGCACTGGAGGGCGAGGCCGGGCCGCGAATCGGCAGCCACGTCATCTTCCTCGAGCTCGTCGACATCCCCGCGGGCGCCTGGATCAGCGACAACCCGGCCGACGTCGACGCCGGCCAGCGCTACGACATCACCGGCGTCCGGCGCTACGAATTCGGCGGCACTCCCCACCTAGAGATCGACGCCCAGCTCGTGACGTCCGAGCAGCTGGTGGCCGCGCCGTGATGTGCGCGCGGCCCGATTGCGGCCACCCCCGTGCCATCCATGTCGGCAGCGGCTGCCGCATCGGCGGCTGCCCGTGCACGGGCTTCGACGACGGCAAGAAACAGCCGGCCGGGCCCCGCCGGGTCGCGATCGATGTGCCCGACGGCTACATGCTCTCGATCACCCTGACGCCCTGGGATCCGGAGGTCGCCTCCGAGGAAGCGGTCGCCTCCGCTCTCGCGAGCGTCGAGGACAGCGGCGCGGAGGCGGCCTCGTGATCGATCCGCTGCGGACCGCGCTGGCCGAAATCGCGGCGCTGCCGGCGGTCACCGCGATCGCGTCCGACCGGGTCCGGCGGGGCGACCCGGCGCCTGGCGATCTCACGGGCGACGGGCAGTATCAGGCGCTCGTCGTCCTGGTCCGGCTCGACAGCGCGCGTGATCCGCGGACGCCGAGGCTCGAGGTCCCGATCACCGCGCGCTGCTACGGCCGCGACCGCCAGGAGGCGGCCGCGCTGTGGGGCGCGATCAGCGACGGGCTCAACAACCGCGGCCCGCGGACCGTCGGCGGCGTCCTCGTGTACCGCACGTTCGCACCCAGCGACGGCGGCGACACCGAGGACCCGGGAACCCATCAGCCCATGGTGGCGGGGCTCATTCGCTACCACGTCGCCACGGCGGCCGTGGCGTAACCAGGACAAGGAGCGAGCACGACCATGGCAGTCACGATCGACCCGAACGCCTACCTCATCGGGGCGTGCGACGTCTATTACCGGGCCCTCGGCGGGACCGGGCTCTGGATCTCGGTCGGGGCGACCGTCGACGACGTCGTCTTTCGCCTGACCCAGACGATGTTCAACCCGTCAGACGAGTTCAACGGCATCCTCCAGCGGGTCAAGGGCATGGACTACAAGTCCAAGGAGGCCGCCGAGGCCGAGGTCACCATGCCCGAGATCGCGGGCGCGAAGTTCCCGCTCGTCGTGCCCGGCGCCCGCGTCACGGCCAACGTCGCCGCGGATACCGGCGGCGGCTTCTCGACCGACCTCAACGGCGACGTCGACGCCGGGGCCACGGCCATCATCGTCACGTCGGCCGCCGGCATCGCGGTGGGCGACCTGGCCCACATCGGGACCGGTGCGACGTCCGAGTACCGGGTTATCGATGCGATCGCGGCCAACACCCTGACCTTCCGTGACCCGCTTCTGCTCGACCATGCCGACGCCGAGGCGGTCGTGGAGGCCGACAACGACGGCAAGACCGAGATCCGCGGCTCGCTCAACCGCCGGCTCCCGGACTCGTCGTACAACGACTGGGTCCTGACGCCCCAGAGCGGGTCTGACTGGTTCGAGCTGTACCTGTACAACGCGGTCGCGACCCAGGACACGGCGGAGCTCAACTTCGGCAACGAGTCCATGGCCGCGGTGAAGGCCACGATCGGGAGCCGCTGGGACGGCACGCCCGGGACCGATTCCTGGCTCCTCCGCGTCCCGGCCTGAGCCGGACGCGAGTAGGTGCTCGAGCGGACGCCTGAAGATCGCCGCGCCGGCATCCTCAGGCTCACCTTCGGTGGCGAGGAGCGGACCTGCCCGACGCTCAAGCTCGGGGCGTCGCGCGGATGGCTCAAGAGCGCGGCAGGCCGCCTGCCGCTGCTCCTCGACGCCCTGGGCCTCGATTCGGACATGGAGCAGGGGGCGTTCGTCGACTTCAGTTACGACACCGGACTCGACGTCCTGCTCGAGTACGACGTCACGGGCGCCCTCGGCGGGCGGGAGTGGCTCGAGGAGCACGCCGATCCGGCGGAGCTGTACGACGCACTGCGGCTGATGGCCCGGGTGGCCGTCCCTTTTGGCAACGACCTCCAGAGCCTGGTGGCGCTCCTGATGACCCTCGTGCCCGATCTATTCGACCGCGGCGCCAAGGCCGACGGATCGGACTCGACGAGGTCTACGAGTTCGCCCTCGCCGTCTGGGGTCTCGACCCGCCGGCGCTCGAAGCGCGCCTCGACGCAGCGCAGCTAGAGATGCTGTGGGACGCGGGACAGGAGCGCATCGCCCGGGAGAGCCGCTGGCGCCGGGCTGAGCTGTACGAGGCCGCCCGCGACGCGGTCCTCGCGGCCGACATCGCGGTCGGGCGAGCGAAGCCGCGAGGCGTGTACCGGCTGCCGGCGTACGTCCAGCCCGAGCGCGACCCCGAGGTGGCGCGAGCGGACCTTCGACGCCTGCTCGCCGACCAGGGCCGCCGGATCCGCCGGACGCGCGGCACGTCAGCGGACGCGATGCGCGAGGCGTTCCTCGCGCAGGTCGCCGACCAGGTGCACTGATGGCCCGCCAGTCGCGCGTCGTGCTCAACCGGGGCCGACTTGACGAGGTCGTTGGCGGCCTCGCCGACGGCGTCTTCGACGTCGCCCGGGCGATCGGCACCGTGGCCGCAAGCCGGGCGCCGTACCTCGCGCAGGACCCCGACGTGCCGCCGCTCCATCACCTCGAAGAGGTCCAGGGCGCCATGGTCTACGTGGCCGGCAAGCGGACGCACGAATGGAGCTCGGGTCCGCTCCGGCCGGACAAACCGCGCGCTGTCCGGGTCCGGTCGTCGCCGGCGCTCGTCACGGCCATCGTCGGCTCGGGCTTCCCAGGGATGCTCGTCGAAACCGGAACGCTCCACGCCGGCGCACAGCCGTTCCTGACGCCCTCAGCCTCGGAGGTGATCGGCAGCGAGGCGAGGTTCCTGCTGTCGAAGGCGATGGCGCGCCGACTCGCCGGCGCGCGCAGCGCTCAGACGTTCAATGTCGCGCGGCGGACGGGTCGGCTGTGACGCGCGCCCACGCCCACGAGATGGACGGCTGGGAGGGCTACAAGCCCGTCGCCTGCACCGAGATCGACCCGGCCGTGTGTCTGCGCCCGACGTCGCACGGCGGCGCGCCGCACGTCACGAACCCTGACGGCTCGATCGCGGGCGGCACGACCGAGCACCTCGCGGGCTTCATCGTCGGCCATGACGCCGCTGATCTGCCGCACCGCTGCGAGGGCGCGCTCAGCGTGGATCCGCACTTCGCCGAGACGAGCCCCGTCTGGACGATGACGGGCTCGCTCGAGGGCGGCGACCTGACGCTCAGCCCGTCCGTCCTGTGCAAGCGCGACCAGTTCCACGGCTTCGTCCGTGACGGCAAGTGGGTGCCAGCGTGAACCGCCACCAGCGCCGAGCCACCGCGGCGAAGCTCCGGACCGCCGCGTCACCCGTTCCGCGCGGAACGGGCATGCACGGCGTCATCCTCGCCGGCGGGCCGATGGACGGCTGGGTCGTCGCGCCCGACGCGCCGGCGCTGCAGCCGGACTGGTACACCACCGTGCCGGCCCGACCGCGCTCATTCC